GTGATTTCTTTTTTTTCAGTAAAAAACCGTTTTGGTTTTGTTTCGTGTATGCCGTTTTGTCGCATTGCTTCGGCTCGAATTGTTTGACGTATCTCGTTGCGTTGTGACACGTAACGGTGGCCGAGTGTGTTATTGCATTTGGCGCAAATGCCACGAAGGTTTGCTAACTCGTGTCCGCCGCCTGCGTCTATTGGAATGATGTGATCAACTTGTGTGCTGGGCTGCCGGTTGCAGACTGTGCAGGTGGGTTGCTCGCGAAGTATGACCCCCCTGTTTTTGGTGTACTCGTAGTCGTGGTGGCTGGTCATGCTCACGCCCTCGCGTTGCTCGGTTGTGCTAGCGCGCGCTGTCGCGCTTGCTGATGTTTGTTAACGCTAACCATGTTGTCAACTTTATGTTTGCGGTTTGTTTTGTTTATGTCAATCTTGTTGTTGTGTGATAAAGCCTAATGCGCTAAGACCCCCGTCGTCTGCCTCACTCGACACCCTAACTCTTTAACGCAATTTGCCTGACCACGTGTTACCACGCGCGTCATCTACCCACGTTGCCGTGTGTTACCAACCGCGCTGCAACACGCTTAGGTCATGCCCGTAATTTAGTTTTGTTCGCTTGCCTTCAACGCGTCAATCACTTTACTAATATCACGTTTAGTCAACTCGCCAGACGTTTGCACCTCACGGTTTAGCGTGGCGCTGATAAACGTTTTTAGATCGTCGCCTTTAAGCCCTTGACCGTTAGCCAATGCTCGCATCATGCCCATTTGTTTAGGTGTTGCATACTCGCGTTGTGGTTCATCAGGGAATGGCACTTCAACATCGTGCAACGGCACGACAGGCGCTAAATGTGTTGTTTGTTGGCGACCTTTGGCGCTGTTAATTTCATCAAGCGACGCGATCGACTTGTTGCCCGAAAAACCAAGATACGCCAAACAACGGCCAACTGCTGACGTGTATCCCACTTCGCTCTCGCTGTAACGCTGAAACGTTGTGCGGCCGGGGTATAACTCACACGCGCTCGCTATGGCTGGTATTGGGTCGTTGGCGTCGCGCCAAATCGTGACTACACAACGAATGAAACATGATTTGTCGGGCATTTCAATTACTTCGCGCCCTGTTTCTTGTATGCGTAGATCAGGATATTTTGCAAACGCCATTTTTAGTCGAGTGGCGACGTCGACGTAGTTGTCCATAAACCCGGTCATAGCGATTGCCATATTGTTAAACGTTGCGCGTGATCATGTTCGCCACCACGCTCAGCATAAGCAATCTCACCCGTGTTACGAATTACGCCCTGACGTTGGGCAACCAGTAGTCGAGCGGTCATGCCTTTAGTAACAGGGAATGACGCGCCCAGCTCGTACCAAACTTGGTCGGCTGTAAAGCGTGGCAACATACGTGCCATTTTGCGTATCGCCGCATCAACGCGATCTTGTTGTTCGAGTGTCCATTTGGCGTTTGCGCTGGCTTGGCTTTCGGCCATTGCGATACGCATACGGTTTTTGTCGTGTTTAGTTAGCACGATGCACCATGTTTTCTAAACGCTGTATTTCTACCTCGTTTTCGTTCAAGCGCAATTGCTTGATACCGATCTCGATGTCGCGCTCTTTGACGCGCTCATGCAAATCGTTAATAATGCTCAACAAATATTTGATTTCAATACGTGTTTGGTTTAACACGTCGATCAGCTCGCCGTCGTCAAGTACGTTGCGGTCGTCAATCTCGTGTTGTATTTTGCGTAACGTGCTACGCGCGGCCAATTCCCACGGGTTATATATCGGCACTTTGTTTTGTGTGATCTCGTTCATCACTTGCATTAGTGCTTTTAACTGTGGGTCGTTAGTAAAATCATTAGACATTTGACGACCACCCGTTCAACAATGCTTTTAATTGTTTTGCGGTGCAAACTGTTGACAACGCGCCAACTAATGCTTCAACGGCATTATCGCCGTAACGCTGTCGAGCAACTTTGCTCAATTCGTTTATTACTTCAATCTCTGCTTTGATGTTCTCGGTCATCTCTTGCCTTTCGTTTGTTGGTGACTGACATTATCAGGTACGTGTACGCGGTTAGCAGACTTGCCAAAAACAGGTGTTTTAGAGTGACCATGCGCGCCAACCGTTTGAATATCTAAAGATCGCTAACGCTGACCGTAAATTGTCCTCTAAGTCAAATAAGTCGTCGCAGGTGCGTATCAGGCCGTAAGCCTGCAAATAGCCGTTTGCGTAATACTTTGACGGTTTGCACCAAAACATATTTAACTGCATAGCGCCTATTGACCCGCCGTTAGGGTCACGCGGGTTAAACGCGTCAGGCTGGCAACGGCTCTCACGATACGCAACCGCAACCAGTTGCGTTAGGTCTTGCTCAGCCCAGCCGACGTGTCGAGCCATGTCAAACACCGTCTGACACGCGTCAGGTTGCGTTATAGGCGTAGTAACAACCGTGGTCGGCGGTACGGGCGCTGCAGGCTCTAAACCTTGCCATACGGTTATTGGCGCTGGGCGTAGTTCTGCCGGTGTTGGGGTTGGTGGTTTGTGTAGTACGAATATTGACGTGACGCTAATAAATAGCGATACGCCGATTTTGGTGATGAGTGTCATGTGTGACCTACTTTCTCGGTAGGTCTATAACCCTAGACGGGTTTTGGTGGCGATGTGGGGAATACCCCGAAAACCGTTATCCAGCGCTGTTTTGCGATCATTGCATCGTTGGCTACGTGCGGGTCAATCTCAATGTGATACCAGTCGCCCTGCTCGACTGACGGTAGTGGTTGCCATGTGCCGCGATCGCATTTCCATGACCGTTGCAACGCGTAGTCAATTACAAGTTGTATGCCCAAGTGATCGGCGTTTTCTAAACATTTGACAATGAACGCTAGTGACGCTTTGCGGCCGTCTTGTTTGCCTAATTTTTTTTGGTTTAGCCAACGGTAGGACAAATCCATTGCCAGCCCTCGAGCGTGATTGCTGATCGTGCCGGGTCGATTGCGTATGTCGCGGTTAACAAATGTGCCGTTATTCCACAAAGTACCGTTGCTGTGTTGGCAACAAAGTTTTGCCCATTCGGTTGTGCCAGCCAACGCCGCTTTAACGACTGGCTGTTGGGTGATTGTGTACGGTCTATTCGGCATCGTTTTTTGCTTTATTTTTTATGCCGTTTGACGCGACAATGCCAGCCAACGTGCCTGACAAAAACGTAACGATCGTTGCCATTAACGAAATAAATTCTTTGTCGTTTGGTGCTTGTTCCATAGGTTGCGATATAAATAGCAAGCCGTACACAAAACCGATGACAACTACGGCAAATACAACTGCTAGCAATACGCCGACCGTTACGACCATTCGAGCGTGTAACTCGTTTGGTGTGTATCTGTGTCGAGTCATGGTGTCATGCCGCAACGATCAGGCACGTTGCAATTGTTTAGCGTCATGTTTTTGACGCGCGATTTGACTGTCAGCGTGTTGTCGCGTGTGGTTTCGCAAGCGGTCAACATCAGTACTAATGCAAACAACCTGTAACGCATCGCATTACGGCTTATCAAATGGATTGTAAGGTTCTAAAGAATATGGTGGCACAAATTCATCTAAATCACCGTCATAGGTATAGTTTTCGCCTGCGTAATATCCGCGAAAATTTGCGTGATAACTGGTTTGCAACCACAAACCATCTAAACCTAATGACGCTATAAACGCCTGACCTATCGGTTCGCTCTCGGGAAATTCGCCGCCGCCGCAATCGTCATTATTTACCACAATGACATTAGTTACCGTGTTGTTCACGATTTTTGCAAAGTGTGCCATAGTTAAAATGTTATTGTGCCGCTGGCTGTGAATTTGTAAATTCGATAACCGCCCGAAGTTGTAATTGTTGGTGAACCTGTTGTGGCTGTTGCCGCATCGAAACTGTCGGGATATCTGATTATGACTATGCCGCTGCCGCCTGCTGCACCATTTGCGCTGCCGCCGCTTCCGCCACCGCCGCCGCCCGTATTTACTGTGCCGGCTGTAGGTGATGTTCCTGCTATGCAACCAGCACCGCCACCGCCCGCACCGCCCGCGCCTGCGCTGCGACCTGCGCCTGTTGCGCCGCCACCGCCGCCGCCTGCGTAAGTTACTGACGCGCCGCTATAACTGCTGGCTGTGCCTGCGCCGCCTGCGCCGCCGTTAGGTGTTACGCCATTAGCGCCAACCGCTGACGCGCCACCGCCGCCGCCTGATGTGCCGTAGGTTGCATTGTCGCTACTGCCTGAACCGCCGTCATTACCTTGACCGCTTGTACCTGTGCCACCTGCAATCAAAATGTTGTTACCGCCGCCACCGCCACCTGAACCGCCGTTGCCTGCGCCTTCGGCAACATTAAAACCGCCTTTGCCGCCACCTGTCGAAGTGATAGTGCTAAAAACACTATCTGCACCGTTTGCGTAGGTTGCGCCACCGCCGCCAACCGTAACAGTTATTGCTGACCCTGCCGCTACCGCAAAATTGGTCGCAGTTTTTAGACCGCCTGCACCGCCGCCGCCGCCTTGACCACCAGTAGATTTGCCGCCGCCGCCTGCACCACCTGCAACAACCAAATAATCAACACTCGACACAACAGCCGAAGGCGTTACATTTGCAAAAATTTGCATGATTTATGCAGCCAAATTGCCAACAACAACCCAAGTATCAGTAGCAATTTTGCAACAAGTAGCCACCGCATATTGACCATTAGTTTTAAGTTTGCTGCCGCTACTTCTAAAAGTTACGCCCGCGCCTGCAATAGTTACCTGACCAGCGCCTAATTGCATAATGTTTATTTGTGTACCAATACCAAACGCCACGCTTGAATTTGTTGGAATGGTAAACGTAATTGCGCTGCCGTTATCGCAAGTCACAAGTTTGCCGTCGTCAGCCAAAACTGCCGTATATGTTGTGCCGGTTTGTGCATTTATTGCAATCATTGCGGTTGCTACTGCGTCTAATTCGGCTGCCGTCAATACTTGACCTGCTGTAAAATCTTGTCTTGTTGCCATGTTTGCCTACTTTAACCTAACGCGTTGTCTGCGTTGATGATACCAAACGACGGATCATCAAGTATTAGCTCATAAACGATGACCGTTGGTGACGTGTAATAAATGACGCTATGCCCGGTATTTACGCTGATTGTATGCTCAATGCCTTCAACTGCCAATTCTTGCGCTAACTCCGTAGTCGTCACGCCTGACACAAAAGACTTCTCAATGGTGATTGTGTCGCCAACGTCAATTACGGCCACCGTGTCACGTTGCGCGCTCGTCAACAAAGCAAACGACGTAGCCAAAGACGTGTACCGTGCCTCAGGTTCAGGGTCAAGCAAATAGACTGCCAAGTTAAGTGCGGCGCTGTCGTTATGTAAAAGGCTGTTAGTAATGCTGTAGGTCTGCACAAAATATTTGGTTTGACTGCCAGCGTCGTCAGCGATCTGCGGGTTGTTACTGCCAAGTATTTGTACGACTGCACGGTTAGTTACCTGATCGGCTTCAAAAGTTATGCCCACGCCGTTGTACGGAATGTTTGTGCCGTCGTCATGAAAGTCTGCTACCGATGGTGTGAGCGTTGTGCCTAGTCGCGCGTCAAACACTAGATCGCCGTCACGCGACATAAATAGGCGACCTTGTTCAGCCTCGTTTACGTCAGACAAATAGCCCAGCACGTTTGTGCCCTGTGCGACCGTGAACGCCGCTGCACCGCCAAGCGTTTGTGTGCCTGTAGCAATGTCACGCGTTAGCGCTGGGAACGCAACCTCAGGCCGATCTAGTACCGCCGTGACTCGAGCGCTAGACAATTCCTCGCTGACGTTAAATTCGTCTAAATATGTTTGTGCCAACAAATAGAAATCGTCTGCACAAAACACGGTCACGGTGTCAAGACCGCCTAGCGCAAAATTGTAATCAAAATTTACGATCACGCCGACAAAAAGGTACTCTTTGACGTTTAACGAACTGTAACGCGATAGGCGCACTCGACGCATAGGTGCAAGACCCGGTTGCGCTTGCGGTGTGTCGTAGTACGGCGACTGCGTATCAAACGGGTTAAAAATACCTGCCGTGTCAAGCATCGTAAACGACATAGTGCCAGCACTAAATTGGTCGCCCTGATCGCGACGGCCGCGCCTAACCGTAATGCTGTTCACGCCGTCAAGCACACTCGCAAAATCTGTCGTACCGTTAAGCACATATTGAGTGTTATTAAGCAAACCTGCAACTGGGTCGTCAAGCAAAAATGCGTCTTGTATAAACCCTGTGTCAATCTCTAGGTCATAGTTGCCACTAGCAACAACGGCTGTACCTGCCATTACGACGCGATCTGTAAGTCAAGTGGCCCGTTAGTGCGCTGGTAGGCCAGCAAACTGTTCAACACGCTTTGCCCGATCTCGGCGCTAGTTGACATACCGCCTGTCACGTTTATTGTTACAGGCGACGCGCCACGCGCTGCGATACGTTCAGCCATACCAAATGTTGTTAGACCGCCTTGTATGGTCATTAGACCATCGCCGCCACCAATACCGCCACCGCCACCGCCAGCGCTGCCACCACCGCCACCGCCACCAGCGCCACCGCCAATGATCGGGGCAACACTTGGTATAGACGCGCCTGCTTCTCGAGCCATACGGTCAGCCGTACGCGTATCGCTTGTAACGGCAGTAGCACCACCGCCACCGCCACCGATACGACCCAACGAAATTGTTGACAACGGGTTGATGTCAGTAAACGGGTTAATCAAATTCATGCCGCGAATAATTATGTTGATTGCACCAATAAACGAATTAGCAAACGTCTCAAACCCTGCGATCAGGCCGTTTAGCACCGTGTTGACAATTGTGCGAAATGTCTCAAATTTTGTGTAAGCAAACGTCAACGCGGTAACCAACGCCGCAATACCGACCGCGATCAAACCAAACGGGTTTAACGCCATAGCAACATTGACCGCGACGATCGCCGCTGCGACTGC